GCCGCTGGCTGCTGCCCCGGCGCGGCCCCAGGAGCCTGCGGCGCGGCGGGGCGCTGCGGGGCTGCGGGAGGCGTCGGCGCGGCGGGCTGGCCGCCGGGCTGGCGGTAGCTGCGGGTGCGGATGGACTCGGCATCAGCTTCGGCCTTTTTCTGGCGCTCCTCTGCCAGCTTGATGGCGCGATCCAGAAGCTCGTTTCGCACCGCCCTAGGCTCGGAAGCGGAAGCTTGCAGCTTCTGCAGCACTTCGCGCTCGGCATTGGTCGGGTTGCTGCCGAAAGTCGCGCGCAGTTTGCCCAACATCTCGACGCCCATGATGTTGTGGAAGCTCGCCGTCGCCCGCGCGCTTTCCGAAGGATCGACGTTGGCTATGGCGGCCGCCTGCCTCTCTGCCCACGAAAGCGCAGCGCCTGCCGTGCCGCCTTGGAACTTGTTGCTCAGTTCGCGCGCCTCACGAAGCGCCGAGAGCGACGACTCGCCCGCCTCTGCTTGAACCCTTAGCTCGAAGAGCTGCCGCTGCTCGGGCGCCGTCAGCTGCTCGCGGCGCTCGAGGCTCTCGCGCTCCCTGCGCTCGCTTTCGCGTTGCCGGTCCTCGCGACGGCCCTCTTCCGCCTCGCGACGAGCCGCCAGCGCATCCGCACGCGAACCGGCGGCTACGCCAGCGATCATCTGCGCGTTCGCAAGCCTTTCGGCAGCAAGATCCCGCTGCGTCTGCAGTCGATCCGCGACCTCCTGCTGCCGCGCCTCGCGCCTGAGAGCACTTTCAGTCCGCCTCTCGGTCATCTGCAGCATCGGCCCGGCAATCAACTGCGCGCGCTGGCCCATCGTGCCGCCGAGCGCCTCCAGCGTCAGCTTCTCGCGCTCCTCCGGCGTCTTCGCGCCCTGCAGGGCGGCGGCGAACTCCTGGCCCTTCTTGATGTCGCCTTCGCGGAGTTCGCGCTGCTGGGTGATCGACTGCTGCTCAAGCACGCCCGCGCCGAGCCCCTGCAGGGCCTTCGCCAAGACTGCCGCAGCCGAGATGGGCGCTTGGATGCCCTGATACGAGGACACCTCGATCGGCTGGAACGCCTGTTGCTGGAGTGCCTCGGCGTATTTCTGCCGGCGCGCGATCTCGGCCTTCTGGGCCTCGTATGGGTCGGGCAGGTTGAACGAGACGGCCATGTCACAGGGCTCCGTAGTTCACGGCCATGAAGCCGTTGGGCATCATGTGGACGGCCTCGGGCTTCACCTCCAGAACCTCCTGCGCCATGACGCCGCGCTCCCGGTTCCCGAAGATGTCGTACTCGTAGATGCCGATGCCGAGCGGGTGATCGCCGACGCGCACGATGTTCGACTTCAGGCGACGATCCGACCATGCCGTGATGGCGGCTGGCGCATAGCGAAGAGCCGAACCCGCAAGCATTCCGAGGCCCTGCATCTGCGCGTTGATGCCAGCTTGCTGGATGCCGTACTGCTGCATCGCGTTCTGCCCCGCCGCCTGCGCCGCGCCAAAGATGGGAGCCGGGGTCACCTGCGTCGGTTGGTAGCCTCCAAACTGCGGCATTTGGATCTGCGAGCCGCCCATCAGCCCGATGATTTCGTTAAGCGGCTGCGCGCGAAGGAGCAGCTGTTGCTGCAGAGCCTGCTGCTGGGCGGTGTTGCCAAACTGTGCGGCGGCCAGCGCCTGGTTGAAGGCCTGCGTCTGCGCCGCGTTTGCCGCCTGCTGCTGCTGAAGGGCAGCGGCTTGGTTCTGCGCAAGCGCTTGGTTTGCCGCTTCTGTGCTCTGCATTCCTGCGCCGAACGCCGCAAGCTGCGCCTGGTTGCCGAACTGGCCTGACGCGAGCGCTTGGTTGAACGCCTGTTGCTGCGCAGCATTCTGCATCTGCTGCTGCTGGGCGAGCATCGCCTGATTCTGAGCGACCGCCTGATTGTAAGCCTGCTGGTTCTGGAGGCCAGCGCCAAACGACGCAAGCTGCGCTGCGTTGCCAAACTGACCGGATGCGACGGCCTGGTTGAATGCCTGCTGCTGTGCGGCGTTTTCCATCTGCGCCTGCTGCGCAAGCGCCGCCTGGTTCTGCGCAAGAGCTTGATTGGCCGCCTGCTGCCGCTGCATCTGCGCGCCAAAGCCAGCAAGCTGCGCCTGATTGGCAAAGGACGCGAGCCCGGTCGCCTCAGACAAGCCCTGTTGCCGCGCCGCCATGTCGAGGTTCAAGCCTTGCAGCGCCGCCTGCGAACGCAAATCGTTTTCCTGCTGGGACTGTTCGGTCATTGCCGCTCGGTAGGCTTCGCTGCCGCGCGGAATGCCTTGATTGACGAGCTGGTTTTCAAGCGCCGCGCGCGAACGCGTCAGCGATGGCTCCAGCCGTGCCAAAATGGCCTGCTGGGCGGTTGCGCCGGCGCCAACGGGCATGGCCGCCAACCCGGTCAGATCGATGTTGGAGCGCAGGCTGGGCGCAAGAACGTCCGTTTCCGCCTGCCCAAGCCCGGTCAGCGATACGCCGCGCACCGGGCCGCCAACGGGCTCCAAGCCGCCCTGCAGGCGCGGCGCACGCACGCCGCCACGGGCGATGCCAGCCGCAGTTAGATCCGGCGCGCCCAAGATTTCTCCGGTGTAACCGAGGCCAACCTGCAGCGACGGCGCGGTTGGTCCGCCGCGCGCCATGCCCATGCCGGTGATGTCGGGAGCGCGCGCAACATCGCCATACAATCCAAGATCCGTCCGAACTGGCGGAAGATTTGGTGTAAATGGAGTGGAAAGCGCTCGCTGCGCCGTCCCGATGCCCTGCTCTCCGAGCTGCGCTAGCTGCCGATCAACGCGCTGCTGAGCCTCCAACGTCGCCTGCGCCTCGGGCGTCAGGGTCTGCCGAACTGTCGGAATGTCGAGGTTGGTTCGAGTTGTGAACTGTTCGCGCGTTGGAGCCGCACCGCCGGCCACTGCCCACTGCGCCAAGGCGCGCATGTATCCCGGCTGGTCGAGGTTATACGCGCCGGTCTCTTGGTTCTGTACCGTGAATTGCGCTTCGGTAGGCATTTCGCCGCGACCGCCGCGCGACTGGTATGTTTCCATTGCGCGATTGTAAGCAGCTTCGTCGAAAACCTCGTTGCCATAGGTCACCGTCTGCGTGCCAAGCGGCCCGATGATGTTCGGGTTGGACAGCATCGCGGAGGCACGCGCGGCCTCGACATTGGCCGCGCCCTGTGCTCGCGCGGCTCCCGCGTAGTCAGGCGCAGGTGGTGCCGATGCTCTCTTGCCCATAGACGCCTCCGACAAAGCGGCACTCCTCGCGCCGCAGGCTGTAGATCAAGAGGTCGCCGCCTGGCGATGCTTCGCGCAGGCGCGCTTCCTCGGCAAAACCAAGGCGATGCAAGATGCGAATGCTGCGGATGTGGTCCGCGGTGGTCGTCGCGATGATCTTGCGAGCGCCCAGCTGGCGAAACGGATAGTCAAAGATCGCCAAAATGAAGCTTCGGGTCAATGGCTTGTCTGCGGCAATCTGGCCTTCAATGCTGACGCCGTTCCAGTCGCGGTAGGATGCGCCGGCGGTCAGTACGCCGTTGCTGTTCCAGCCAATGGCCGACATGCAAACGGGGTCAAAGAACCCACCAATGCGTCCCATCACCCAGTGGCCGACATCCGGTCCGGTGACGATCATACGCCGGCCCAGCCCTGCTGGAACACGACGTCCGTCGAAGCCCATTCAAGCGACAGCCCCTTGCTGGCAGAACGAAAATTGACGGCCCCGCAATAGCCGATGCCCGTCACGCCCTGCCAGTTCAGCGTGATGATCGTGCTGTCGCCCCAGTTCGAGTTGTTCCAGACGGCCGTGTCCCAAACGGGCGCTGCTGCGGCCAAGTAGGACAACGGCGCCGCCTGGTTGATGATCTGGAAGTCGACGTTCATACCCACGAAAACCGAAGGCTGCCCGTCAGCGAACAAATTGGGGCGTGCGCGCGTGAAATACTTCTGCGTTCCGCGCGAGCCGAAGTAGTTGAAGGCCTGCAGCGCGCCAGCGGAGATTGCGGCGCCGTCATCGGCGTGATCGTCGGTCCATGCGCGGGCGACATAGGTAGGACCGCCAAAATAGGGATCTTGCTTGTGCAGGACAAAACAGCTAGCCGGCCAGCCGGTGAAATTGCACCAGCTCTGCACGATGGTGTTCATCACATACTGCTGCTGCTTTCCGGCCGCCACAGGCACGTTCACCAGAATGGCGTTGTACTTCGGGATGACGCAAACTTCCCAGCCAAAGTTTGATCCATAAGCCGTCGTGGCAGCCGCAAAAGCGCCTTGTATGTTGTCTGTCAGAGCCACGCGCTGCGGCGACACTCGTGCGCTGACAAGCGAAGATGACAGCGGAAACAGGCCATCATAGGCGATGTAGGCAAGATCGCCGCCGAACTTGCCAAGGCATCGCTTGCCGATCGGGGCGCCCATCGCATAGACGCCGATGAGCGACCATGTCGACGCGTTCGCGGGGTCGGTGCCGCGATAGATGATGATCTCGCCCTGGCTTGTCACGAACACCAGATTGTCGTCGAGGCCATAGCCAGCATCGATGGTCCACACACCCATCGTCAGCAGATAGCCGCCCTTGCGTGCAATCGACGACAGGTCCAGTGACTGTGCGGCTCCGCCCACGGACGACGTCGGAAGATACCAAGCCTTGAGCGTGTTCTTCTGCGTAAACCAGACACGGTTCTTGAACAGGATCACGTTGTCGAGGTCGGTCGTTGTCACGCCCGTGATTGCCGGAACCGAAACGCCCGTGATCGCTGTCCATGTCGACCCGTCGTATAGCCGAGGGCTATCTGCGCCGTTGACGCAGTACATGTAATTTCCGCCTGACGTCGCGACGTTTGTGTATTCCCAACGCGCATTCGATAGGCCGGACACCACCGCCGCGCCGACCGCGCCAGGCGTCGTTGCGTCGTAGATGGCGGTGCCAGAGCAAGCAAACAGATTCTGCGCGGTCGCCCCGTTGTACGCCATCAGCGTCTCGACAGCGCTCGCAAAGCCGGTGACGTGCTTCTGGAACCCGCCGCGCAGCACGACGTTCGTCGCGGTCGGGAAATAGTTTTCCAGCGACACCGCGTCGGTCGGCTTCATGTTCGCCAAGCTGTCGCGCGCGTTCCAACCGCCGATGGGAGCAGGAAGCGATGCCACTCGCGCCGATGCGCGCTTAGCGGTGCGCAGGATGGGTGCCGGGCGCGCCATCGTCAGGTGGACCCATAACCGCTGTCTGGGATGTTGTCGTAGCCGATCAGCACCGTGCCAGGGCGCGGCGCGAACGACAGGTTCGCCGAAGACATGTCTTGCGCCATTGCGGTATCCAGCTCGCGCAGGAAATCGCGATAGATTGCCGTCGTGTCGAAGCCCTTCGCCTCGAAGTACTTCAGCTTGGTCATCAGCACGACGACGCGATCCGGGTAGATGCATGTGTCGTCGTCGGCGGTGAAGCTGTTCTTGACAGTACCGGCGGCCGAGTACGCCCAACCCTTGCTGCGATACTCAAAACCCAGATACTCGGCGGTCGTGGTGGGCGGCCAGATCTGGAAGTAGCCGCCGTAGAGCCGCCAGCGGATGCGCGGGCCGGTCGAGATGTAGCCCGAGAGCAGCCATTCCCACTGCTGCGGGCTCTCGGGGCCAAGCATCTCCCAGCGCTTGGACTTGTCCCACTGCGTGCGCGGGACGAGGCTGTCGTAGTCGCTGGGCAGCGCGTACTTGGTCTTGGCGAAGGTGATCGCCGCGCCGGTCCCGGCGGATGCCGGCGTCTGGTTCAGCGTCACCTGCGTGCCGCTGTCCACCGATTGGATGAACGTGTCCTGGTTGATGCCCGTGCCGACCGCCATGTAGGTCGTGTCGAGGCCGGTCGTGTCGGGGATGCCCGT